GTAAGCGTGAGCTAACCCTCATGACTGCCGGATCAGGCATTGGTAAGTCTACTCTCGCTAGGGAGATAGGCTACCACCTCGTTAAAGAGCACGGCCTTAAGATTGGCAACGTGTTCCTTGAAGAGTCCTACACCAAGACAGCACACGGTTACATTGCAATAGATAACAATGTTCCCTTGGGCCGCTTGCGTGAGGAGCCTAACTGCATCACACCAACTGCATACCAGAAGTCATTAGATGAAGTGGTTAAAACCCAATACTTCTATGACCACTTTGGCTCCATCGACTCAGCAAACCTCATATCAAAACTTAAGTACATGGCTACTAGCTTGGACTGTGACTTCCTTATTCTGGATCACATATCAATCGTTGTGTCTGGACAAAAGTCTAGTGGTGAGGGTGAGCGGAAGGACATTGACCTACTCATGACCGCATTGCGTGGTCTGGTAGAACAAACAGGTGTTGGCTTAATTGCTATCACCCATCTTAAGCGTCCCGATGGTGGCCGTAAATCATATAACGAAGGTGGTCGAGTAACCCTGCAGGATCTGCGTGGTTCAGCATCACTGGAACAATTATCAGACAACATTATTGCCGTAGAGCGTGACCAACAAGGGGATAACCCTGACCAATCACGCATCCGTGTCCTTAAGAACCGTGAATTCGGTGACCTTGGGGAGGCTGATCTCAACGAATACAACCTAGTTACTGGACGCCTACTACCCGCCCCGGAGAGTAAGGCTCCTACTAGCTTTGGTGACTTCGATGATGGGGGTGACGATGTTCCGTTCTAAAAGGATTCAAAATGAAAGTACTTGTCGCAGATCTGGAGGCCAACGGCCTTCTTGACACTATTAATCGCCACTGGTGCCTATCAGTTGGCGACCCTAAGACCGAAGAAATTACATGTTATGCAGACCAGCCGGGCTTTCCTCCGCTAGCAGAAGGCTATGCGTTATTGGCTACGGCAGACCGCGTAGTATTTCATAACGGTCTAGGGTATGACCTTCATGCTATCAACATGATCGTCCCTAACACGTTACGGTTTGACCAAGTGTATGACACCTTGGTTCTATCGAAGATGCTCTTCCCTGACAGACGTTCCCACGCCTTAGCAGCGTGGGGTGAAGACCTTGGGTTCCCGAAGATGGACTTCTCTGACTTCTCCAAGTGGCATCCCATGATGGGAACCTATTGCAACCAAGATGTACTTGTCACCATGAAAGTATACAAGCGTCTGCAGAAGGAGCTACTAGGGTGGTTCAAGCTGAAGCAAGTGGACTGGCGTCCCGCCGTCAAGCTGGAACACAAGGTCGCATTCTGTCTCCACCTACAGGAGCAGCACGGCTTTAAGTTAGACATGCCTAAGTTAACCGAACTCTACATTGAACTGTCAGGTGAGAAGTTTGACATTGAGCGGGGGCTACAAGAGATGTTCACGCCTGTGATTATCCCTGAGAAGGGTACATGGGACTGGACGTTGAGACAGTGGAATCAAGTAGAAGTCACTGTACCGAAGGTTGGAAACAAGGGAAGGGGAGTTACTAAAGGTGTTCCATACACCAAGATTACTCTTCAACCTTTCAACCCCGGCTCACGCCCACAGTGTACCTACCGTATCAGTAAGGCTCACCTAGATTGGCAACCCGTCAAGCTTACACCCTCTGGTATCCCTCAGATTAATGAGGCTACCTTGAAGAACCTTGAGTACCCAGAAGCTGCCATCCTTAATCGCTACTTACGAATCAGTAAGCAGCTCGGTCAGGTATCTGAGGGTGCTAATGCGTGGATGAAGCTAGAAAAGAATGGACGTATTCATGGTCGTGTTAACCAATGTGGCGCACGTACCCACCGTATGTCTCACTTCTCTCCTAACGTAGCTCAAGTGGACAAGAAGGACCTCCGAATGCGTGAGGTCTGGACTGCCAACACAGGCGATAAGCTTGTTGGTTGTGACGCTGAGGGTCTGGAGTTACGAGGATTAGCTAACAGACTATTCTTCTGGGACAAAGGTGCCTATGCCAAAGCCGTTATCTACGGTGACAAAGCGTTAGGTACGGATGCTCACAGTCGCACCATGAAGGCAGCAGGTATGCCCGACCGCGATTCTAGTAAGACACTAATTTACGCCACGTTATATGGTTCAGGTAACCCTAACCTAGGGCAGATCTATGTGTCCGCGTGGAAGAAGCACGGTGTTATTAAGAAGGGTCGGTTGCCGGGAATTGGTAAGCGTATTCGTGATGACCTAGCCAAGGGTATCAAAGGCTTAGATAAGCTTACTGAGCTATGTAAGAAGCGTACCCGTGAGCAGAGTTACCTTAAGAGTGCTGATGGTAGAGCCATTATTTCAACCTCAGAACACTCATCATTAAATAGTTTGCTGCAGTCCGATGGAGCTGTAGTTATGAAGGAGGCTCTAGCCCACTTTCACTTTGTCCTTTGTGTCCGTGAAGGACATGTAGACCCTACCACCTACTACCCTAAAACCTTCGACTACTGCGCCAACGTCCATGACGAAGTGCAGATGTCGGTACGTCCCGCTCACGCTGATGCTATTGGCAAACTGTTTGCTCAAGGCATTAAAGAAGCTGGTGAAAATTTAAACATGAATTGTGAGCTTGCAGGAGCTTATGAAATTGGAAACAACTGGAAGGATACCCACTAAATGAATACCTATAACGTAACAATCGAACTTAGCATCACTAAAGACATAGCAGTTTACGCCTCATCTAAAGACGAAGCAGTCGAGGGTGCTATGGCTATGTTCTTTGAAGCCCCTGAAGACGATGAGAACTTCAACATGAAAGTCCAAGATGTTTCTATCATTGAGGATGAATAATGTACGGATTAATTGACGGCGACATCATCGCCTTTCGCAGCGCAATCTCAGCTCAAGAGAACTGGGATGATGAAATAGTAGTTGATAGTCGTAAGGCCTGTCGCAACGCAGACAAACTCATAGCTGAGTGGATGCATGGTGCTCGCGTTAAGAAACCTATCCTTTGTTTAAGCCCTAAGAATGGCGGTAACTTCCGTAAGGTTATCAACCCTGAGTACAAGGCCAATCGTAAGGGCGTGGACAAACCTGTTGTCTACAACAAAGTGATTGAGCATCTGGAAAAGAACTACCGTGTAAGTCGTATCGAAGGACTAGAAGCTGACGATGTGATGGGTATCTACGGAAGCATGCCTAGGCTTAAGGGGTCTGTCGTTATCACAATTGATAAAGACCTACTCACTATCCCATGTAAGTTGTTCAACCCCTACAAAATGAAACGCCCACAGCTTATCCGTCAGTTCAGTGCGGATCACGCGTGGATGGTTCAGACGCTTATGGGTGACAAGACAGATGGTTATGCCGGAGCAAAAGGCATAGGCCCTAAGAAAGCCGAAGCTGCTCTTGCTGACTGCAACAGTGTTGCTGAAATGTGGGAGGCAGTTATCTCACTGTACCGTCAGAAAGAACAGACCGTAGAAGAAGCCTTACTCAACACACGTATGGCCCGAATCCTAAGACACGATGATTACGATTTAGAAAACCACCGCATCAAACTATGGGGACCTAATGGTCACGATTGGTTGGAGCTAGAAGGAGAAGCAGATGGAGCACTTGTTTAACGCACTAGGTGATCTAGTACAGGCAGTCACATGGGCAGGCTTAACTCTGTTTGGCTTCTATCTGATGGACCTATTATTAAATCCTGGCATTGCCGAAACAGAAGACGAGAAGGACGAAGAAAAATGATTATAAAATTTTATACCGAGGGGTGTTCCCCTTGTTACGCAATGTCTGTCCTCCTAGACAAGATGATGGTTGAGTACGATGAAATTGATATTGGTAAAGATATGGAATCGGCTATTGACCACCGTGTTAGTAGCGTTCCTACACTTATTAATACTGCTGATGGTTCTCGGTTGGTTGGCTTCAAAGATAAGAAAACGGTGGAGGATTGGATAAATGCTAATCACGGTTGATTACTCACGCAACGAACTTCTCTCAGAGCAAGCTCATACCTTACTCACTGACTACTACTGTCGTGAGGGTGAGGACCCACAAGATGCATATGCCCGTGCCGCTACTGCATTCTGTCGTAACGACTACGAGTTAGCACAACGTATATATGACTATGCCAGTAAAGGCTGGTTCATGTTTTCATCACCAATCTTATCTAATGCCCCAGCGCAAGGAGAGAAAGTCCGTGGACTACCTATTAGTTGTTTCCTTAGTTACGTGCCTGACAGCTTGGACGGTCTTATCGGACATAGCACCGAACTTAGATGGCTATCTGTTAAAGGTGGTGGAGTGGGCGGTCATTGGTCTGACATCCGCAGCGTTAGTGACGTTGCTCCTAGTCCGATACCTTTCCTGAAGACTGTCGATAGTGACATGACTGCCTACAGACAGGGCAAGACTCGCAAGGGTTCTTACGCTGCCTACATGGACATCAGCCACCCAGACATCATTGAGTTCATCAACATCCGTGTACCTACAGGTGGTGACCCTAACCGTAAGGCGTTCAATATTCACAACGCAGTGAACATCCCTGATTCATTCATGGATGCTGTGAACGCTGGCGGTCAGTGGGATCTTGTAGACCCTAATGACCAAACAGTTCGGGACACAATCCCTGCTCGTGACCTATGGGAACGTCTGATTGAAACGCGCTTCCGTACAGGTGAGCCTTACCTTAACTTCATTGATGAGGCTAACAGGCATCTACCACCAGCTATGAAAGAGAAAGGCTTATCCATTCACGGTTCAAACCTGTGCAATGAGATACACCTACCTACTTCAGCAGAACGTACAGCAGTGTGTTGTTTGTCTAGTGTGAACCTAGAGCATTACGAACACTGGAAGAACACCACTATGGTGGCTGACCTAATCGAGATGCTTGATAACGTCATTAGCTTCTTCTGTTTCCACGCACCTAAAGAACTCCGCAAGGCAGTCTTCAGTGCTACTCAGGAACGTAGCTTAGGCTTAGGTGCTATGGGTTTCCACTCAGCGTTACAACGTGCAGGCATTCCTTGGGAATCTCCAATGGCTACCTCGTACAACACTGACATGTTCACTCATATCAAAGCACAGGCTAAGGCTGCCACAGTCCACCTTGCTGAAGAGCGTGGTGCATGTCCTGATGTTGAAGGTGTACGTAACTCTCACCTGATGGCTATAGCTCCTAATGCTAACTCTTCAATCATTGCTGGATGTTCAGCGTCCATAGAACCTTTGAAGTCCAACGCGTTTACTCACCGTACCCGTGTAGGTGCTCACCTTGTCCGTAACCCTTACCTTGATAAAGTCATTAAGAAACATGCTGAGTTATGGCATCTTAGTTCTAATGTCTGGGTGGAAGAACAGTGGACGTCAGTCATCTTAAATGAAGGCAGTGTACAGCACTTAAAGTGGATGGATGCTTGGGATAAAGAAATATACAAGACAGCTTTCGAGCTAGACCAAAGATGGGTAGTAGACCATGCAGCAGAACGTCAACCATACATCTGCCAAGGTCAATCCGTGAACCTATTCTTCCCAGCTGGGACAGATAAGGCTTACGTCAATGAGGTACACCTTCGTGCCTTCAACAAGAAACTTAAAGGACTCTATTACTTGCGTACAAGCGCAGGTGCTAAGGCTGATACTGTCAGCTT